CCCATGTACAAATTTTTAGTTTATAAGAGGATAAAATGTACATAAACAGGGTAAAAACCCATGTTCTGTAGAAACTGTACTGTAAATGGTAGTTCTGGCGAGTGGGACGGATGCCTTCTGTCAAGCTTCTGTCAAGCTTCTGTCAGAAACGAATTGTGACACCACGCGTGAACGAAACTGTAGAAAACTGTACTAAAAACATGATACGATGCGTCGCATCTAGTGAGGTGAGGTATCAACATGAAGCCGATGCATGAACTATTTTGCCGGGAGTATGTGCGCGATTGGAACGCTTCGCGAGCGTATGTTGCTGCTGGATTCAGCCCAAACGGTGCCGGACAATCTGCGCATACTCTTCTTAAATCGCCTGAAGTTGCTGATTGGATCGAGAAACACAAGGCGCAGATCACCGCAAAGATCGACCTCAAGGTTGAGGACGTTGTACGCGCTATAACGGAAGTGATAACCGCCGACCCGCGCGAGCTGACCGAAACGCGCATTGGTGCATGCCGCTATTGCCATGGCCTGGATCACCAGTACCAGCGCACGCCGCAAGAGTTCCGCGACCATGTAGCCGCGTGGGAACGGCGCGAGAACACCCCCGGTAAGGCGACAGGCCAACCGCTCAACATCCAGGGCGGCGACGGTTACAAGCGGTTTGTCGAGCCGCACCCTGAGTGCCCCGAGTGCGAAGGGCAAGGCATCGCGCATACGATCATCAAGGACACGCGCAAGTTGTCCGCCTCGGCCGCGCGCCTGTATGCCGGCGTCAAGCAGGGGAAACACGGTATCGAGGTGCTGACGCAATCTAAGGACAAAGCCATTGAGCAAGCCGCCAAGTACCTCGGTATGAATAAAGAACAGGTGTTGGTGGGCAATGCACCGGCTGGCTTGACGCACTTCTACCCGCCGCAAGAGGACAAGGCGAGCGATGAATAAGCGACCCGTCACCGAACGCGATTTCAGAATGCCCGAGTTTCGCGATGCAGACCCCGCTGATTACGAGTTCCGCGACGACGGCAAGGTTGTGCGCAAAGACCGTTGGGAGGTCGGCATTCGCAACATCGCAAACATACTGCATGCTGACCGCGACGGATGGGAAATCAACGACATTGTTTGGCAGGTACAGGCAATGATTGAGGATGCGCGCGAGGTGCAAAAAGCTGCCGCTGACGCGCTTTGGCTTGACATCACAAGCGGCGCACTATATGCCGATTGACCTACGCAAACCGCAGCTCAACCCGGCGCTGCGTGACTTCTGGATGACCCCCGCCCGCAACCGTGTTTTGTATGGCGGCCGGTCGTCATCGAAATCATGGGACGCGGCCGGCTTCGCTACGTTCCTGGCTGATAACTTCAAGCTGCGCATCCTGTGTGTCCGCCAATTCCAAAACAAGATCGAAGAATCGGTCTACGCGCTACTTAAAACGCAGATTGAGCGATTTAGCCTAAGTCACCGCTTCGACATTCAACAGCGCAAAATCTACAACCGTGGCACCGGAACAGAGTTCATGTTCTACGGCCTGTGGCGCGACATCATGCAATTGAAGTCGATGGAAGGCGTTGACATATTGTGGATTGAGGAAGGCCACGCGCTGACGAAAGAGCAATGGGAAATCTTGGAACCAACGATTCGTAAGGAAGGCTCGCAGGTTTGGCTGATCTTCAATCCAAACCTTGCTACCGATTTTGCGTATCAACGTTTCGTCGTCAACCCGCCACCCGATACCATTGTCCGCCTGATCAACTTCAATGAAAACCCGTTCCTGTCATCGACCATCAAAAAAGTTATCGCGGCGGCCGAGGCGGAAGACCCTGACGACTTCGCACACATTTACCTGGGCGTGCCGCGCGACAACGACGATGCAGTTGTCATCAAGCGTTCATGGATCATGGCGGCCATCGACGCGCACATTACGCTGGACTTCAAGCCGTCCGGCCGCAAGCGTACAGGCTTTGACGTTGCGGATGATGGCGACGACAAGAACGCCACGGTGAGTGCGCATGGCAGCGTAGTGCAGGATGCCGACGAATGGAAAGGCGGCGAAGACGAGCTGTTGAAGTCGTGCACTCGCGTCTATGCGCATGCGCTTGAGTACGGATCGCACGTCAGTTACGACAGCATCGGTGTTGGCGCGATGGCTGGCGCGAAGTTTGGCGAGCTGAACGCAGCGCGGACCGATGGCCAGCGCATCACCTATGCCAAGTTCAACGCTGGCGGTGCAGTGTGGCGGCCTGACTCGGTGTACGCCAAGACGCAGACCAAGAACAAAGACCACTTCGCGAACATTAAAGCGCAAGCATGGTGGCTGGTGGCTGACCGCTTCCGCAACACGTACAACGCCGTCACCAACGGCGCGAAGTTCAACGACGATGAGCTGATCAGCATTGACAGCCGCTTACCGTTCCTGTCGAAATTGATTGACGAGTTGGCGACGCCTAAGCGAGACTTCGACGCTAACGGTAAAGTCAAAGTTGAAAGTAAGAAGGATATGGCGAAGAAAAACCGCGAAGGCGGCCCGGTTAAGTCGCCAAACCTGGGCGATGCGTTTATCATGGCGTTTGCACCGGGCATAGAACCGATGACGATTAGCTCGACCGTACTCAACAAATCCAAGAGGCGATAACATGACTCAACAGCAAATGCTGCTTTATTCCTTTGGTGGTGCCGGCCTGCTCTTCGCGGTTATCATTATCTGGGCGTCATGGTCGGCTGGACGCTCGCGACCGAAGCATTCGCACTCTGCCCATTGGCTTGCCGCACCTCCGATGCCGCGCATACCGGATCACATCACGCGCGCCGAGCGCGAACACCCCGTAATGAAAATTCGCCGTCAACGAAAGGCCCGCCATGCGCTATCTAACACCTAACGAAATCACGTTCATCCTAATTGCGGCGCTCGTTGCGTATCTAGCCGGCATTACATGGGAACTGTGGGTTGCGCCAGCTATCAGCAACCATCGAGCGCGGCGACGAGCGCCAGCCTTGCGCGCTCGCGCGCTCGATAATACCGTGCCGCCAACCAGTGCCGAGCCACCGCCTGCCACCGTCAAGGCGATGCGGATTAGCGGCATGGTCATTGAGCGCGCCAAGATGACGGCTCGGCAGCTCGCCGCCACCGCTGGCGAAATGGTCATGCCGTACGACCCGCCGCCGGGTGTGGTGCCGAACAACCAGCGCGCCAACGCAATCGCGATGGACGAAACGCCATACGACTACATCAACCAGTCGTTCTATTGCGCTGAGCGTTTCCGTGGTTATCCCTACCTTGCCATGCTGTCGCAGCTTCCAGACTACCGGAAGATGAGCGAAACCATCGCCAAGCAGATGACACGCAAATGGATTAAGTTGACGACCAAGGGCGACGACGACAAGACCGAAAAACTGCAAAAGCTGGAAGCCGCCCTTGAGAAGTTCAAGGTGCGCGAGCTGTTCCAGGGTGCGGCCGAACTTGACGGCTTCTTTGGGCGCGGCCAAATCTACATTGATGTTAAGACGCCGCGCGGGCAGATACCGGCGCGCGACGATCCCGACGAGCTACAAACGCCGCTGCTGATGACATCATCGAAGATCGCCAAGGACTCGCTGATTGGCTTCACGCTCATTGAGCCAATGTGGACGTACCCGAACCAGTACAACACGCGCGATCCGCTCGCCCCCGACTACTACAAGCCGCGTTCCTGGTACGTCATGGGTAAGACCGTTCACGCTTCGCGCCTACTGATGTTCAGCTCGCGCCCGGTGCCGGACATCCTCAAGGCGTCGTACAACTTCGGCGGCCTGTCGCTGTCGCAACTGGCTGAGCCGGCCGTCAACAACTGGTTGCGCACGCGGGACAGTGTGTCCGACCTGATCCACTCGTTTTCGATCACCGGCATCAAGACCAATATGGGCACTGCGCTGAGTGGCGGCGACGGCTCCGATATGTTTGCGCGCGCCGATCTGTTCAACGAGACGCGCGACAATCGCGGCTTGATGATGCTCGACCTCGACGCCGAGGAAATGTTCCAGCTCAACACGCCGCTGTCAGGCATCGCTGACCTTCAGTCCCAAGCGCAGGAACAGCCGGCCGCCGTCAGCAACATTCCGCTTGTCTTCCTGCTCGGCATCACGCCAAACGGAATGAATGCGACCAGCGAAGGCGAAATTGAGGTGTTCTACAGCTACATCGGGACCATGCAAGACACGCTATTTCGCGCGCCGCTCAACAAGGTTTTGGACGTGTTGCAGCTCAACGAGTTTGGTAGTATCGATGAGGACATTGGCGCAGAGTTCGTGCCGCTGTCGGAAATGACGCCGGAACAGCGCGCCACTATCGAGAAGACCAAGGCGGACACGGATGCGGTGTTGATTGACAAGTGCGTTATCTCGCCGGACGATGCGCGCGACCGCCTGATTGCTGACCCGAACAACGATTATCACGGCCTGGAACCGGGCGCACCGGACCTGCCGGAAGATGATAACGGCGCGGGCGATGACTAAGCTCGTCTCCCCTACCGGCAAGCCGCTAACTCTGGCGTCCGTCCGCGCCAACGTCGGCGTAGAGGTGCGCTATCGGCGGCTGATCATGGCGTATGTTGACGCCATGCATGCGGACATCGTACGCACCATTGAGCGCGCCTACGTGTCGAGCGGCGCGCAGGAAATGGCGCACGACGCGACGCCGGCCAACGAGCTGCGCGAGGCAATGCGCAAGATGGGCGACAAGTGGCTCAAACGGTTTGATGTCGGCTCCAAGGAACTCGCTGCATGGTTCGCCCAACAGGCGCGCGACCGCAGCGACACGGCGCTGGATGCGATCTTACGCAAGGCTGGCTTCACGGTGCGGTTCCACATGAGCCACAACATGCAGAACGCATACGATGCGGTGATTGGCGAGCAAGTCGGGCTGATTCGCTCAATCGCCAGCCGCCATCTGACGCAAGTTGAAACGCTCGTGATGCAAGCTGTCCAGGCGGGTCGCAAATTAGATGTGCTCGCCAAGCTGTTGCATGAACAATACGATGTCACCAAGCGCCGCGCCGCGCTCATCGCACGCGATCAAAACAACAAGGCGACCGGCACGCTTAACCGTCAGCGCCGCCTCGATTTGGGTATGACGCAAGCGAAATGGCGGCATAGTGGCGCAGGCCGGCACCCCCGCCCCGAACACGTAAAAGCTGACGGAGACATTTACGAAATCACAAAAGGCATGTATCTTGATGGTTCTTGGACATGGCCGGGTTACGAAATCAACTGTCGATGTTTCGACAACCCGGTGATTCCAGGTTTCTAAACAACCACTCATGAGGTATAAAAATGAAAAGCAAATTGTCTCTCTGCCGCCTGCTCACAGGCACCGTTGTTGCACTGATGATCGCCGCCTGCGGTAGCAACCTCGCGCACGCCGCTGCCGAAAGCAAGACCTTCGTTTCGTCCGACAACAAAGTTTTCAGCCTGGAAAACGTCAAGGCTGTGGAATCGCAACCCGGCGTCATCGTCCTGACCTTCACCGACAACACGACCTCGGGCGGCTACTTGGCCGACAATACCGGCTCCGTCTACAGTACCGTCCTCGCGAACATCGGCTCGGCCTGGGCGCAAGCACCCGGCGCAAACAAGTACTACAACCCGCTGTATGCGCGCTATACGATCTGCAACGGTACGGCGACGACCATTGGCTGGTTTCTCGGCGGCGCTGAAACCGTACCTGATGCCGGCTGCGTGTTCTTCGGGCGCATCAAGGCGGTTTCGCATCCGTAGACAACGGACCTGGACTGGTTGAAACCTGATTACGGCCGGGGTAACGCTCGGCCGTAACAACATCAAACAAAGGAAAAATCATGCAACCCTATGTCGGACAAATCGTTGTTATCAAGACGGTCAACATTACCTCCAACGGCACCAACTCGCACCCGGCCTTCGTAACCCGCTCGTGGAACCAGAATGACATCGTGGCTGGCGAGCTGAACAAAGTCGGAATGGTCAACGTTTCCGTGCTGCCCGACGCCGGCCATCATGTGATCCCGCACACCAGCTTGAGCCTGTACGCAACCGAGCGCGACGGCGACAAGGTTACTGCGGCGCGCACACCAGCCGGCAGCGAGCCGCGCCCGCATTTCGCGTACGTCGCCGGCTGCGGTAACGCGGAAATCACCGATAAGCAATATGCGGCGATGTTGCCCGCAACCCCCGTGACCCGCCCTGACGGCGGCGTTGACGTGGTGTAGACCATGAACCAGCAACCCGCCGCAACGTGCCAACTGTGCAGCAAGAAACCGCCTCAAGGTGGTTGCTCGCACGTTGACTGCCCGTCGCGGCGGCTTGTCACTGCTGCCCCGCGCGGCACCGCATCACCTGTTGCGCCGAGCACTTACAGGGTGCTACCAAAATTGTTTGAGGATTGACCATGCCACAACTCGCCTTTGACCGTTCCGTGCGTTCCGTTGACGTTGACGGCCGGCTGCACGTCAAGCTGTCGAATATCAGCAAGGCGAACGTGTGTCCGTATTACGGCTACGAAATCCCCGGCGCGGAAGATCGCGGCCTGGACCCCAACAAAATTTATATGCTGCTGCGCGACCCCGAAGAACTCGCCCGCGCAGCACCATCGTTCAACAACATTCCGTTGCTCGACCGTCACGTTGCGGTGAGCGCGGATGCTCCGCAAAAAGAATTCATCGTTGGCTCAACCGGCACCGACGCGCGGTTTGACGGCACCTATTTGCAAAACTCGCTTGTGGTTTGGGATCAAATCGCCATCGACGGCATCCAGACAAAAGAACAATGCGAAATTTCCTGCGGTTATCGTTATAGTGTAGACTGGACGCCGGGAGTGTATGAGAATACGCCCTATGACGGCCGAATGACTAACATCATCGGCAATCATGTTGCGCTCGTTGAAGTTGGCCGCGCCGGGCCGGACGTAGTAGTTGGCGACAAAAACCCTTTCACAACCACGGAGTACAAAACCATGAAGCTATCGCGAAAAGCGGTTGCAATCCGTGCGGCCTTGGGGACGATCCTGCGTCCGCAACTCGCACAAGATGCTGCCGCGCTCGACCTCGGCGCACTGGTGAAGGACGTTAAGTCTGCCACTATCGCCCAAGACTCGGCACGCATCGTTGCGGCTGTTGTCGCGAAGTTCCCGACCGTTGACCAGACGGCGCTCGCTGACGCAATCAAGTTTGCGGCCGACGCCGAACCGGACGACGCGCTCACCGCCGAAGATCAGCAACCGGGCGAATCGGACGAAGATTTCGCCAAGCGAAAGGCCGGCAAGCAGGCTAAAGACGCCCTGCCCCAGCCGTCCGTCGCACCGACCGCCGCACCCAAGCAGCTTGTTGTTGATGTGGCTCACGGCATGGACGAGGCAGCCATTACCGCGCTCGTCGCCAAGGAACGCGCCGCAGCCGTGGCTGACATGAACGCTCTCCGCCAAGCTGAGCGCGAAGTGCTGCCGCTGATCGGTGAAGTCATTGGCCAGGACTCGGCCGCCGCCGTCTACAAGATGGCGCTGGACCAAGCCGGCACCGACCTTACCGGCGTGCACGTTTCGGCCTACCCGGCTATGGTCAAGATGCTGCTGGCAAACAAGCAGCAGGCCGCCTCGCAACCCGCCATCGCTCAGGACTCGGCAGCAAGCGCAAGCATTGCCGCCATGTTCCCGGCCGCCGGCCAACTGAAACGGAGCTAACGCCATGAGCTTCCCGCGTACTGTTCAACAATACCAAGCGCCGGCAGTCGAAGGTGACTTCGCGTCGGCCAATCCGCGCTTCAGCGTCATCGCTGGCGAAGGCGCGCTCATCGCTGGCGTCGGTGGCGCAACCGTCGGCCGCTTCGGCTGGGCTGATGCCAACGGCCTTGTCACCAACGCCGGCAGCGGCGCACCGACAGGCTTCCTGCACCGCGATAACCAGGCCCTGCTCGCTGGCTACCTGGACGTTAACAACATGACCATCGCGGCCGGCCTGCCGGTCACGATGCTGCGTGCTGCTGACGTTTGGGTCAAGACCGCAACCACGGCGACTGTCGGCCAGAAGGCGTTCGCATCCAACACCGATGGTTCGATCAAAACCGGCGCGACCGGCGCGACCATCGCAGGCTTCACCGAAACTTCGTTCGTCGTTGACAGCGCGGGCGCGGTTGGTGAACTCATCAAAATTTCCAACGGGGCGCGTCCATGAAACTGACCACTCAACAGCAACTCGCGCAGCTTGCGTACCTCCAGCGCGAATACGGGATCGTGTTCGACGGCGCAATGGGTCCGATCAAAGGTCTGTTGCCGCGCGTCGAACTCAACGATGGCGCGTTCGGCAACGTCGCGATGGACGCTCAGCCGGCCATGATCACCGTGTCGAACGCGGCCATTCCTGGCTACCTGACCAACTACATCGACCCGGAAGTGATTCGTGTGCTCGTCACGCCAATGAAGGCTTCGCAGATTTTTGGCGAAACCAAGAAAGGCGACTGGACGACGAAGACGACGACCTTCCCCATTGTGGAATCGACCGGCCAAGTCTCCAGCTATGGCGACTACAGCAACAACGGCTCGGTTGGCTCCAACGTCAATTGGGAAAACCGGCAGTCGTACCACTTCCAGACCATCACCCAATGGGGCGAGCAAGAGCTGGAAATGTACGGCGTCGGCAAGATCGATTACGCGGCCAACCTGAACATCGCCTCGGCGCTGACCATCGAGAAATTCCGCAACAAAACGTACTTCTTCGGCGTCGCCGGCCTGCGCAACTACGGCGCGCTCAACGACCCGTCGCTGTTCACCCCGATTGCTCCGGCTGCAACCGGCACAAGCAGCGGCACGCTGTGGAGCACCAAGGACGGTGCGGCCGTTTACGGTGACATCCAGTTGCTGTTCCAGCAGCTCGTGACGCAGACTCGCGGTCTGGTGGATCGCGAGTCGAAGATGACCTTGGCGTTGTCGCCGGAAATGGAAGTGAACTTCACGAAGACGAACCAGTACAACGTCAACGTGAGCGACCAGCTCAAGAAAAATTTCCCCAACATGACCGTCAAAACCGCCGTGGAATACGCGACGACCGGCGGCCAGCTCGTGCAGCTCATCGCGGACAGCGCAGAAGGCCAAACCGTCGGCTACTGCGCGTTCACCGAGAAGATGCGCGCGCATCCGGTCATCCCTGACCTGTCGAGCTGGAAGCAGAAGAAATCGGCCGGCACCTGGGGCGCAATCATCCGCATGCCGATGCTGATTGCCCAATTGCTGGGCGTGTAACACAACCCTGCGGCCGGTTGCTTCGGTAGCCGGCCGCATCACCTTGAGGACCAAATAAAATGAGTAAAAATACTATCCCGAACTCGGGCAAAATCTCGGTTGGCTGCAAACTCCCGCACGGCCTGCATTTGGACATTGGCGATACGCGCGTCACGCTCAAGGGCGCGAACGACGCGGAAATCATCGGCGGCCACGGCATCACCGAAAACGTCGATGCTGCTTTCTTCGCCAAGTGGTGCGAACTGAACCACCAGCATCCGGCGCTGGAAAACAACCTGATTTTCGCGCAGGCCAAAACCGCCGACGTGAAGGCGCAAGCCAAAGAGCAAAAGAACGTGAAAACCGGCTTCGAGGGCATCAACCCGGCCGCACCCGGTGACGGTGTGAAGCCGGACGAGAAGCAGCAAATGCCGGAATCGAGGGAATAACCGTGGCCATCGTCGCTTTCGATATTGCCGCTTTCCGCGCCCGCTACCCTGAGTTTGTCAGTGTGAGCGATCAGGCGCTGAACGACTATTTTTCGGAAGCGACGATTTATTGCAACAACACCGACGCAAGCCGCGTTGCTGACGTGAGCATTCGTGCAGTTTTCCTAAATATGTTGACCGCGCACATTGCTGACCTGAGCAAACGCGCCCAAACCGCGCCGCTCGTCGGGCGTATCACCGAAGCAACCGAAGGCTCCGTCTCCGTGCGCGCTGAAATGGCCCCGGCGGACGGCTCGTCTGCATGGTTCATGCAGACGCAGTACGGCGCGGCCTATTGGCAGGCGTCAGCACCCTACAGGACGTTTCAAACCGTTCCAGGTCGATCCTATACCCAGCGAGGCGGCCGAGGATGGCCACGGTAAAAATAACGGGCGGTAAGAACGTTCAAGAAACGTTGAAGCGCATTGCTGCGCTCATCGAGAAGGGTAAAGGCGTCAACGTCGGGTTCCTTGAAGACGCGACCTACCCCGATGGTACGAAGGTTGCGATGGTGGCGGCAATCCAGAACTTCGGTGCACCCGGCCGCAGCATCCCTGCGCGCCCGTTCTTTACAAATATGGTGTCGAACAAAGCGCCAACCTGGGGCGCTGCGTTCGCTAAGCTGCTGAAGGCGAACAACTACGACACGCACGCCGCGCTCGCGATGATGGGCGAAGGCATCAAGGGTCAGCTACAACAGGCCATCAAGGACACGAACGAGCCGCCGCTATCGCAAATTACGCTCATGCTCCGCAAGATGCGCAGCGAGGATCAAAGCCTTGAGGTGACAGGCGCGGTCGTTGGCGAGGCGGCGCGGCGGGTGGCTGCCGGTGAGAGCACGGCCGGCGTGTCTACTAAGCCGCTCAACGATACGGCACACATGCAAAACAGCGTCGATTATGAGGTGATAGGATGAACCTGCACGCGCTCGCCAGCGGCCTTACGGGCAACGTGAATCCCCCCGTGGATGTGGTCGTAAAACGCAGCCTGGGTGCCGGCGAGGACGCGAGCGGGCGCGTGGTGCCGCAATACGATACCCCGCTGGCTACAACGGGCAACAAACAGAGTTTGACGGGCAGTGATATTTACCGCCTTCAAGGACAAAACGTCCAGGGGGTGGTGTGCAAAATGTACCTAAGCGGCAACTATGAAGGGCTGTTTCGGGTACTCGGTAAAGGTGGCGATCTTCTCATCTTTGAGAATCACACATATCTTGTTGCGGCCGTGCTTGAGCGTTACCCCGAGTGGTGCTGCGTGGCACTAACGATGCAACTTGACGGTGCTAGCGGACGGGGTTAACCCATGATCATAACGCCAAACGAAGACCAAGTTTTTACGACTTTGCGCGCGTTTATCGTGACGCTCGCTGGCACGCAGCGCGTATTGCGCACACCTGTGAACCGCGCCGACATGCCGAAGGACGCGTTTGTTGCAATGACGCCTGGGGTTTTTGAGCTGCTTGCCACGAACAGCAGCACAACGAATGCGACGACGCGCACAGTGTATAGTCACAAGCGGTTCGACTGTCAAATTGATTGCTACGGCCCCAGCTCGTCGGACTTGGCAAACACGATTACAACACTGTTTCGCGACCCATACGGAGCGGATGCGTTGGCCGTGTCGGGATTTGACATCGCGCCGCTGTATGCCGATACCGCGCAGCAAATGCCCATCGTTGACAGCGAAAACCAGTACCAGGAACGTTGGACGTTCAAATTGGTCTTGCAAGTCAATCATGTGGTGTCAACCGACCAACAATCGGCTAATATTGCGACTGTTGATATTGTGAACGTAGATTCGACGTATCCCCCAACTTAACCGGAGCGACAAATGAGCATCCCTGTAAGCAACCTTGTGCAGATTAATCCCGCAGTTCTGAGCGGCGGCGGTGCCGCGCTTGCGCTTGCCGGCTTGATGCTGACCAACTCGACCGCCATCCCGATCAACACCGTTCAAAGCTTCAACAGTCAAGCTGCTGTTGCCGCTTTCTTCGGCGCAGGTTCAACCGAAGCATCGCTCGCATCAAACTACTTCTCGGGTTACGACAACTCGACTGTTAAACCGGGCAACCTGCTGATGGCGCAGTACCCGAGCACCGCAGTTGCAGCTTACATGCGCGGCGGCAGCTTGGCGGCCATGACGCTCGCGCAGCTCCAGGCGCTCAACGGCATTCTCACCGTGACGGTTGACGGGGTGCCGAAAACGTCGTCTGCGATCAACCTTTCCACGGCAACCAGTTTTTCGGACGCGGCAACGAAGATTCAAGCCGGTTTCACCGCGCCCAACTTCGTCGTCAGCTACGACGCGCAGCGTGCGGGCTTCGTGTTCACATCGAACACGACCGGCAACGCGTCGAGTGCAACTGTCGCGTCCGGCACCCTGTCGGCCGGCCTGAACCTGACTACCGCAACCGGCGCGGTTGTGTCGCCCGGTGCTGCCGCTACCACGCCGGCCGCCGCGATGGACAACATTGCAACGCTCACGCAGAATTGGGCGGCGTTCACCACGACGTTTGAGCCGGTGATTGCCGACAAACTGGCCTTCGCAGCCTGGACGAGCGGCAAGAACAACCGCTTTGCCTACGTCGGCTGGGATACCGACGCGACCAATGCAACCAACGGCGCGAACGCGGCCGGCTTCGGCGCGCAGGTTGCAACCGCCGGTTACTCGGGCGTCATGCCTATCTACGGCGGCGCGCAGTATGCCGCCTTTGTGCTCGGTACAGCAGCATCTATCGACTTCACGCGGCGCAACGGTCGCATCACGTTCGCGTACAAATCCCAATCGGGCCTTGTGGCCAACGTGACCGACTCGACTGCGGCGGCAAATCTCGCCGCGAACGGCTACAACTTATACGGCCAGTACGCATCACCCGGCAATTCGGCGTCGTTCCTCGCACCCGGTTCGATTTCAGGCCCGTTCAAGTGGGCTGATACCTACTTCAACGAAATCCAGCTCAGCAGCGCCTTTCAGGCCGCGCTGATTGCGCTGTTGACCGGCACCCCGTCCATTCCGTACAACCCGGACGGCAAGAACATGGTTGAATCGGCGCTCATCGGCCCGATCAACGCGGCGCTCGACTTCGGCTCGATCCGCGAAAACGTTGCGCTGTCGGCCGCGCAGGCTGCGCAGGTCAACACCGCCGCCGGCACGCAGATTGATTCCGTGCTGTCGTCGCGCGGCTGGTATCTCCAGGTAAAGGACGCGCCGGCCAACGTGCGCGCCGCTCGTGGTTCGTTCCCGCTGACGTTCTGGTACATGGACGGTGGCAGCGTGCACAACTTCAACATGGCATCTATCGCCATCCAGTAAAAAGGGACAACCTGACATGAAAACCTTAACCACAGCCAACAGCTCGCTTTTCCTCCAGATTACCGGGCTGTATCCGATCCCGCAGAAGATCGAAGGTTTTGCGATGGACGAAGCCTTCGCGACCGACGACGTGACGACCGCCGAAACCCAAATGGGCGTTGATGGCCGGCTGTCGTCCGGCTACACCCCGTACCCGGTATCGCTCAAGATCGTGCTTCAAGCGGACTCGCCGTCGATGAGCATTTTCGACAACCTCATCGCCGCGCAGGACGCGGCAAACGAGGTGTACCGCATCGACGCGTCCGCGCTGCTGCAAGGAACCGGCGACAAGTACGCCTTCATCAAGGGTACGCTTACCAAGTTCACGCCGATGTCTGAATCGAAAAAGATTCTGCAACCTCGGACGTTTGAATTCGTGTTTGAGAGCAAAACCAAGTCGCCGGTATAAGCCATGCTCAACACGAAAACAATCACCATCCGGGGCGGCCGCGATGACGGCAAAATGTTCGTCATCACCGAAATGCCCGCACGTCCGGCTTACCGCTGGGCGCTGCGGGCGCTTTTCGCGCTGATGAACTCGGGCGTTGAAGTACCGGAAGACATCCAGGCGGCCGGCATGGCTGCGATTGCGGCGCTCGGCATTAAGGCGCTCGGTAACGCGAGCTTCGCCGCAATGGAGCCGCTTCTCGATGAAATGCTGGCGTGTGTCAGTTTCGTCCCCGATCCGTCGAAATCTGACATCAGGTTGAACGACATTGAACGTCACATCGAGGACGCAAAGACCTTCTTCACCCTGCAAAAAGAAACCGTGACCCTGCATCTTGCACCTTTTATGCAAGGCGTCGTATCGAATGGGGCTTCGACGCCGCAGATGCCCCACGCGGGCTGATCGACTACGCGAACGTGCCGCGCCCCATCGGCGCGGTTGTGTCTCGCGGGCTGGCGTCCCTGCACGAGTTGGACACCGTGTACGGGACGCCGGACCTTTATGACATGCTGGAAATTATCACCGTTGATGCCCATAATCAGCGAGTGATGAACAAACCGAAGGTGTGAGCATGCCCACAATTATTGATTCCCTGCTTGTCACCCTCGGCGTCGATCCCAAACAGTTTGTCAAGGGTGCGGCGGACGCGAACAAAGCGCAAAAGAGCATCGAGCGGCAGGCGGGGCGAACCGCGCGAGTGCTCACCGAGTACGAACGCAAGGTTGCTGACGAGCGCAAAAAATACGCCAGGGAATCCGAAGAACAAGCGAAGCGGATGGCTGAGAATATCCGCGCGGTCCGCAACGAGCTGATTGGCTGGCTTGCGGTCCTGACGGCCGGCAAGACGCTGAAAGACTTCTTCGGTGACACGATCAACGAAGCGGCCAAGTTGCACTTCCTGTCGCAAAACCTGCGGATGAGCACCGAGGATTTGCAGGCGTGGCAGCGCGCGGCAGAACGTGCGGGCGGCTCTAAAGAAGGCATGCTCAACCAACTGCGCAAGTCGGCCGAGGATATTGCCGCGCTGCGTTCGGGCCTTGGCCCGTCCGATGCGATGCAATGGTTTTTCCGCATGGGTGGCTCGGCGTCGGACCTCAAGGACGGAAATACCTATTTGCTAGCTCGCGCGCAAATAATCCACGACCTGTTTGCAAAAGACCCGTCGCGCGCGGCACTGATCGCCGCGAACATGGGTATATCGCAAGATCAGTTCGACCTGATCAAACAGGGGCCGTCTGCAATCCTGGCACTCGTGGACGCACAGAAAAAGAATTCCGCCATCACGGGGCAGGATGCGAGCGCCGCGCTCGCCCTGCGTAATCGCTGGCTCGACTTCAAAGATTCGCTTCAGGCGACGACGACAAAAATTTTGGTTGCGTCAATCCCGGCAATCGAAGCCTTGGTTGGCTGGTTGCAGAAGTTGACCCAATGGGTTACTGAAAACAAGGATGAAATTGGCCGCTGGGCCAGCGACGTTGTTGCAAAAATGATTCCGGTGCTGACCGACATCGGCCGCGCGCTTGCAAATACGGACTGGAAGGCAACCAAGGACGGCATTAAGGAAGTTGGTGCGGCGATCATCGAGATTGCGGACAGTCTGCGTGAAGTGCTCGACCTTTGGAACAAGTGGACCGGGCGCAACGAGAAGCCGACCGCAGGCGTGAGCAAAGTCGGCCCGGTTCGGCTGGGTAAAAAAGAAGACCTCAAGACCGACGACGCGCACAATGGGCGCGCGCCGACACGCGAAGCGCCGCAGGCCATCAAACCGGGTTCGTTCTTGGCGAAGGTGAGCGATGGTATCGAAATGGCGCTTGCGCGCACGCTTGCGTCGTTTGGCAACAAGCCTGCCGCAGAGTTTGTGCGCGATAAAACCGGCAAGGATGATTACAACGCCGGCCCCGCGCACAGTTCCATCGTTGACAAGTTGATCAAGATGGGTTGGACGCGCGAACAAGCGGCCGGTATCACTGCCAGCTTCGACCAGGAAAGCGGACTCAACCCAGCCGCACGCAATCCGAAGTCGGGCGCGTACGGGTTGGCTCAATGGCTTGGGTCACGGGTTTCTGATTTCAAAAAATGGTCCGGTCGCGATTTAGTCGGGTCGTCGCTTGATGATCAGCTTGGATTTTTCCAGTACGAAGTGACCAAGGGTAAAGAACGGGCGGCCGGCGATGCATTGCGCGCTGCAAAAACTGCGGCCGAGGCGGCGCGCATTCACGCTACGATGTACGAGCGCCCCGACGCAAACGAAGCGAACATAGCGCGCCGTCAGTCGCTTGCCGAGGCGATCAATTCGCAAATGCAGAAACGCGACGCGCCACGCCCTTCCGCACCGCCGGTGGCACCTGACGTTGCCAGTGACAGTAAAACACGCGCTGGCGGCGATTTAGCGACCCTGGCGGGGCAATTGCGAGCGCTGGACGTTGCGCGGACACCAGCGCTTGCCGCATTGCAGCCGAATGCGAGCCGGTCTGCAAACGTGCAAACTGAGGTTAAAATAGGCCAATTGGTAATCAACACCAAAGCCACGGATGCGGCCGGTATCGCGCGTGAGCTTCCCGGCGAGCTGGAAAAAGGCGGCTTCGGCTGGGTGACGCAAGCTAACACGGGGATTGCATAATGCCGCTGCCTGTTGTTCCTAAATCACTCTACCCGCTCGTGCCGTTCGCGCCGGGTATTCCGGCCGTCTTGCGCAGCGGCGCGGCAATTCTCGACGCGGCTACGCTGAACAAGCTTGGCATCGGTGACGCCCTGAATTCATTTTTGGGTAGCAATGCGCCGAAATGGGGGCTGTACGATACGGACGGCAACCCGGTTGTTTTTGCTGATTCGGTGGAAGCATTCGACTACAACAGCGGGTCAAGCGTGTCCAACTACCCAATCGAAGGCGGTAAATTTTCGTCGTACAACAAGGTTGCGAACCCCTATGACATTGTTTTGCGCATGAACTGCGGTAGCGCCATCGATAACCGGGTTGACTTCCTAGTGGGCCTGGAGAACGCAGCCGCGTCACTTGAGCTTTATACTGTCGTGACCCCGGAATTCGTCTACCATGACGCGAATGTTGTTTCGTTCAACTACCGGCGGGAATCCACCAGCGGCGCAAACAAAATCATCGCGGATGTGCACATCACGGAGGTGCGTCAAGTTGAAGCATCGCAGTTCACCAATACGAAATCCGACAGTGCTGTTGGTGCGGTGTCGCTCGGTCAGATACAGCCAGTTGGTGATGTAGACTTCGATCCTGGGGAGTTTGTCTAATGCTTCGAATCCCGCTCACCCCTGACCCATCGCTGACGTTCTCGGTAACGCTCGGCGGCCAAACGTGCAAGGTTGAATTGGCGCAACGGCTAACCGGCGTGTATATGGATTTGTACGTTGGCGATCAGCCGATTGTGCAGGGTGCTGTCTGCCTGGACCGCGTGCGCATTGTTCGATACGGCTACCTCGGATTTGTTGGCGACTTGGCGTTTATCGATACGCAGGGAACAAACGACCCCCATTTTTCCGGCTTCGGCGGCCGGTTCACGTTGGTCTACCTTGAAGCGGCGGACCTATGAGCACCACGTTTGCAGAAAAGACGCTGGAGCTGACGATAACATTGGGCGAAGGCGACTTTGGCGCAACTGCGGGGCCGACCGTCACTCTGTCCGGTTTGCGCATGCGCGCCGAGCTGGTGAACCCCGGCGGCGATTCAATGGGCATGTTGCAAATCCGCGTTTGGGGTATGGACCCTAAAATGATGAACCGCCTTACGACCATTGGGCAAGTCAACCGCGCGATTCGGACGAAGAATTCGGTTTTGCTTGCGGCCGGTGATGTTGACGGCGCGTTGCATGGGGTGTTTCAAGGTACAATCTTTGACGCCTGGGCGGACTACAACAGCGCGCCCGAAGTTGCATTCAATGTGGTTGCGTATGCAGGTCTTGACCTCGCCGTTACCCCCGCGTCAGCGCTGAGCTTTAACGGTCCGGCAGACGTTGCAATGATCATGCAGAACATCGCCACCAAAGCCGGATTGGCGTTTGAAAACAACGGGGTTCAGGTGCAGCTATCGAATCCATATCTACCGGGCACGCCTCTTGCGCAAATCCGCGCGTGTGCTCGCGCCGCGAACATCCGGCACACGATTGACCGTGGCGTGTTGGCTATTTGGCCGAAAGACGGAAACCGCACCGGCAGCGTGCCGGTTATTTCGTCGGATACCGGAATGGTCGGATACCCCGCGTTGTCAAGCAAAGGGATGACCGTAACGACTCTGTTTAACCCTGAAATCGCGCTCGGTGCGGACGTTCAAATACAAAGCGAAATCCCGATGGCTTGCGGTAAATTCCGTGTGTTCAACGTCAGCCATATGCTTGCATGCCGCATGCCCGATGGCCCTTGGTTCTCCCGATTGGATTGCTACAATGTCGCTTGATAATTCAGCCGGCAGATACGGTCTTGAGGACGTTGAGGCTAAAACATCACAGTACAACGCGATCCGGTTCATTGTCGATCGCATCTTAGATGCGCGCTGCCACGCGGCGCTTGTGCGCGTCGTCGCTGTTGGTAGCGGCACAGTTGACGTGCAGCCGATGGTCAACCAACTTGACGGCCAGAACGTTCCGGTTCCGCATGGCGTCGTCCACGGGTTGCCGTACTTCATTTCGCAGGCAGGCGCAAACGCGGTGATCCTGACCCCCGAAAAAGGGGATGTTGGCCTCGCGGTGTTTGCGGACCGCGACATATCGTCAGTCAAGGCGACGCGCGATGTCGCAAACCCCGGCTCAATGCGCCGCGCCGATATGGCAGATGGCCTGTATATCGGCGGGTTCCTAAATGGCGTGGCGTCGCAGTTTGTGCGCTTCACGCCGGACGGTATTGCAATCACCTCACCGCAAAAGATCACGCTTACTGCGCCGACCGTTGAGCTGAATGCGTCCGACGCGGTTACGGTGACAACCCCGCAATTTACGGTTAATGGGGCGTCAACTTTTAACGGCCCCGTGAATGCGCCGAGTGATACAATCACAGGTAACGAAGTTGTAGGCGGCGGTAAGACGCTCAGCACGCACAAGCACGACAAAGTTAAGTTCGGCACCGATATTAGCGGGGAACCTGTATGAGCGACACCCTTTTACTTGCACAGGATACGTGGGATTTAGTGCTCGACGCGAGCGGTAACATCGCGCGCGCATCGGCTCCGTACGCGATGGCACAGGATGTGGCGAGCGCATGCCGCGTCTTCGCTGGCGAACTGTGGTATGACACGACACAGGGCGTCCCGTATAACAACATCCTGGCGCAGCGTCCGCCGCTGCAGTACATCAATGCGCAGCTTGAGCGCGCAGCGCTCACTGTGCCGGGTGTCGTCAAAGCGCGCTGTATTATTTCGGGTTTCACGGGCCGCAAGATGAGTGGTCAAATCCAAATCACGGATGCAACCGGAGCTGTCGCAAATGCCGAATTCTAGCGTACCTCGAATCACCTTCACGGCAACCGGCGTATCAGCCCCGGCTGAATCCGACATCCTCGCGGGGGTGCAAGCGGATTTTAACGCTGCGTTTGGCGGCAACATGAACATGGCGTTGTCCACTTCGCAAGGCCAGTTGGCGACAACCGAGGCGGCGCTAATCAAAGCAAAAAACGACCTGTTTTTGCAGTTCGTGAACCAAATCGATCCGGCTACATCATTCGGCCGAATGCAAGACGCAATCGGCCGACTGTACCAAATGGACCGCATAGCAGGGACACCGACGGTGGTGCAAGTAACGTGCAGCGGTTTGGCCGGCACGGTTATTCCCATCGGGATGCTCGTCCCGGATGTGGACGGCAACAAGTACGCATGCACTCAGGCCGGCACTATCGCGAGCAACGGGATGGTCACGCTGCCGTTTGCTGCCATCGTCAATGGTCCCACTCCGTGCGGCGCGGGTGCAATCACGACGATCTACCAAAGCATCATCGGCTTGGATAGCGTGACGAACGCGGCAGCAGGCGTACTCGGCACCCTGGTTGAAAGCCGCGCCGATTTTGAATTTCGCCGCCAACAATCGGTTGCAAAAAACGCGCTCGGCACCCTACAGGCAATCTATTCGGCGGTGTTCTCCGTCGCTGGCGTCACGGATGCGTACGTTATCCAAAACGTCACCGACAACCCGGTTGTAAATGGCGCTATCACGCTGCTACCGCACTCGATTTATGCTTGCGCGTCGGGTGGTCTGGATGCCGACATCGCACAAGCAATTTTCCGTTCCCCGGTTGCCGGCGCTAACACCAATGGCAACACGAGCGTTATTGTGCAAGATGCATCGGGATATGCAAACCCGGTGCCGACATACGCTATTAAATTCCAGCGTCCGACCGACCTCACCATCGCATTCGCAATCACCGTGCAAAACTTGAGCGGTCAACCAAACTCGACGCTCACCCCGTTGATTCAAAACGCTGTACTTAGCGCGTTTGCGGGCGGTGACGGCGGTCAACGTGCGCGCATCGGTTCAACGATTTTTGCAAGCCGCTTCTTTGCTGCTATCGCGAGCGCAGGCCCGCTAGCCATTATCTCCGCGCTAATCAACGGCGGTACATCGGTTGACGCCGGCATTGACCAGCGGCCGGTGCTGTCCGCATCGAATATTGCCGTATCTTTCGTCTAAGGTGACGCATGGCTAACCCGCGCTACTTTGACAGCGATTACGTAACGGGTGTGCCGTTTTTTGACCCGGCGCAAACCATCGCAAGCCAATACCAGAACAGCCCAACGCTGCTTTCGCTGATCGAATCAATGCGGCAAAATCTGCTGCTCGATGACACCTTTGAAAAGTTCTACGAATACGTGTGGGACATCGACACGGCGCAAGGTTTTGGCCTTGACATCCTCGGCCGTGTGCTCAATATCCCCCGCCAGTTCAACGTGCCGGCAATCTTCCCGTTCGACGCGCCAAGCGGCTTGCTAAGCCTGAACGACGACCAGTACCGGATTGTGTTGCGCGCAAAGGCCGCGACAAACATTAGCGTCGCGAGCATACCGGCAATCAACGCAGTGTTGCGGACACTGTTCGCCGGTCGCGGCAACGCCTATGTCGTCAACGTCGGCAACATGCATATGAGTTACTCGCTTTTATTTGCAGTTACTGGCGTTGAATTTGGTATCATGCAGCAACAAGAGGCGTTGCCCGCGCCGGCCGCCGTGCAGATTGACGGCATCCAATCCGTTCAAAACTATTTCGGCTTTGCGGAAGCCGGGTCATGGTCTACGTTCGGAGAAAACACTTTTGCATCTTACTGAGGCTGAGTTATGCCAACACCAGTGATCAAGCCAACAACCATCGTTGAGCCTTTTGCGCTCAATGGTCAGAAGAACGTCATACCGACGACTACGGCAACGCCGGGTGCCGCATCGCTTGACCAGGGCTTTCCGGCGCTGACGATGACGCCCGTTCAACAAGGCGGCGTGCCGCCGAGTGGGCGCGACTTCAACGGCATTTTGAACCTGATCACGCAACACATTGTGTGGGCCAACGCGGGGTGCCGGTACACGTTTGATGCGGCGCTCGCGGCGTTCATCGGCGGCTATCCCGTGGGTGCGGTGTTGCAATCGGATGACGGTGCGTCAAGCTACGTAAATATGTCGGCCAACAACTCGGCCAACTTCAACACGGACCCGTCGCAAATCGGCGTTACGTGGATGCCTTTTGGCGGCGCTGCTGTCAACCCGAGCAATACAACGACGATTGCCACAACGGGTGGCACAACCGTGTTGACTGGCAAGCAGGCGGCAAGCGGCGTAATCAAGGTTACGGGCACGCTTGTGAGCAACGCTAACGTCATTTTCCCGGCGGGCATGTCGCGCCCGTGGACGATCATCAACGCCACGTCCGGAGCGTTCACCGTGAACGTCGCACCGAGCGGCGGAACAAGCGTCAGCGTCGCGCAAAGTACACGCAACATCGTTATCAGCGACGGCGCGGTGATGAGCTACGCGCAGACCGACGCGCCGACGCAGACGGCCGGCGACAACTCAACCAGGATTGCAAATACTGCGTTTGTTGGATCAGCCATCGCTACGGCTATTGCTGCGGCGCTCATCAACACGGTGTTGACCGGCACACCAACCGCACCGACGCGACCGCCCAACGACAACTCAACCAAGCTCGCAACCACGGCTTACACGGATGCTGCCGTTGCCACGTTGTCGGCGCTGGTGGCCGGCTCATCCCCTGCATACTACACCGCGAATTTTACGGCTGGCCCCACGGGCGATTTTTGGGTCAACACATCGGCGGGTCCATTTACGCTGACTCTACCCGATCCACCGAATGGCGCGAATCCAATCCGCGTGCAGGACGTTTCGGCAACGTGGGGCATGAACGCGCTCACCATCAATCCTGGAACAAAAACCATCCTCGGTGACACGTCGCTAATTTGCGACCGGAGCGGCGAGGCAATCGAATTGTGGTACGACGGATCAACCTGGAGGGTCGTCTAAAATGTTACTCAGTGATGTCATTGGGCGTACCGCGCTCAGCAATGTATCTATCAATAATCCACCCGCCGGATTCATGGGTCTGTTCGGTCGCGGCGGCTATCAGGTGTTTGGTGTTCCTGGCACCTTCACCTTTACCGTTCCGTCTGGTATCACCAAGATTCGCGGGCGCACGGTTGGTGCCGGCGGCGGTTCTTCAACATCGGGTTCAAGTGCCGGCGGTGGTGGTGGCGGATTTGCGCTCGGCGAATTTACCGTTACCCCCGGTCAAACTATAACCGTCACGGTTGGAGCCGGCGGCGGAGTGAACACCGCTGGCGGCACATCGTCAATTGGCGCACTTTTGTCCGCAACGGGTGGTGGTGGTGGCGCAGGCACATCAGGCGGTGCCGGCGGCGTCGGTACGGGCGGTTACATACAGGCGTCAGGTGGTGCAGGCGGTGCCGCCGGCAGCAGTACGGGCGGCGGTGGTGGCGCAGGATCGCAACTCGGCGTTGGTGGTTCTGGTGGTGCCGGCACAACTGTCACAGGTGGCGGCGGGGGCGTTGGTGGCGGTGCTGGTGGAACTGGCACGAATAACGGCGGAGGTTCGCCGTTTGGTGCAGCCTCTGCACTCGGCGCACCAAACATTCTCGGCTTGACCGGGGGTACTGCGAACCCAATAAATGCGTCGCTGCGGTTTCCATTCGACGGCTTTGTTGGGGGCGGCGGTGCGGCTGGTAGCGGTGCCTCGGGCACCACAGGCGGCATTGGCGGTGGTGGCGGTGGCGGCAGCGCAGGCTCGCCGGGTACTAGCGGCGGCGTTGGTGGCGGCGCTAGTGGTGGCGGTGGCGTTGGTCCTACTGGCGGTATCGGCGGTGGCGGTGGTGGTGGCAGCACTGGCGCAGGCTTCGGCGGCCCCGGCATTGTTGTGATCGAATACTAAAAGGTGACGTGATGACTAAGTACGCACGTATTGTTGATGGCCGCGCGGTTGACGTGGTGGATACCGACCCGGCCGAATTGTTCCATCCCGAGGTGGCAGAGCAATTCATCACCGTGCCGGATGACACGAGCACGAGTGATCATTTCGACGGCGAAGCCTGGACGAAGTACGTCCCGCCTGAGCTGCCGGCCGTGCTGCCAGTGCCGCCGGTTGTCACGCCGCCCGAGTTCAAGTTGCTGATCCTGGACGAGCTGCCGGAAATCATGGAAGCGGCTCAGACCGACATTAAGATAGCGGCCTTTATGGAGGTTGTGAACGACCCCCGATTAACCGAAGTCGATTTGTCGTTGAAGTCTGTTCAAAATGGGTTAAAGTATTGCCTGAAACAAATCGGGCGTACGGATACCGTCATTTCCGAGCGCATGGACGAAATTCTAAGCGGGAAATGGTCTTGAAAATGGATATTCAACCCAAGCCGAGCGTCATCACCGCATTTGCTGATTGGTCAACATGGGCGGTGATGACGGCGATTTCGCTACTCGGCGGGTTCGCATCCTTTTACCAGAAAATGAAAAACGGACACGTCCGGGTTTGGAACTTAACCGAGCTAATCGGAGAGCTGACAATATCGGCGTTCGTCGGTATTGTATTCTTCAACCTGTGCCAGCATTACGGCATCGACCTGAATATGACCGTCGCGATTGTCGGTATCAGTTCTCACATGGGTACGAAAGCAATCATGTTGTGCGAGCGCGCGCTATCGGCCCGATTCCCAACACCCCCAAAGGATTGACTATGGACAACGCAGACAAATTCATTGCGCAGATTGCGCCAGCAGCCCAAGCGGCACAGCGTACGAGCGGTATCCCGGCATCCTTCCACATTGCACAAGCCGCGTTGGAATCCGCCTGGGGCACGCGCGCAATCGGCTGCAACCTGTTCGGCGTCAAGGCTGATCCGTCGTGGGGCACCAAGCCGGTCACGATGGTGCCAACGCATGAGCACATCAACGGGCGCTATGTCGCCATCACGGCGGCATTTCGCTGCTATGCGTCGTGGGACGAATCGTTTGCGGACCACATCAAGTTTTACAAGCGCAACCCGCGCTATGCGCCGTGCTTCCGCGAAACGACGCCGGAAGGCTGGGCGCACGCCGTGCAGGTTGCCGGCTACAGCACCGATCCGAACTACGCCAAGGTGCTGTGCGACATCATCAATGGCCGCAAACTCAAACGCTTTGACGTGTGACCATGGACATCATTGCGCACATCGTTGACGCCGCCAAGGGTAAGCATCCAATCAACCATCCGCGCTCGTCGCGCTGGCCAACCGTACGCAAAGCGCACCTCGCTGCCAACCCGAATTGCGCTGCCTGTGGCGGCTCGGACAAGCTGGAGGTGCATCACGTCGCGCCGTTCCATCTGCACCCTGAGCTGGAGCTGGACCCGAACAACCTTGTAACCCTGTGCGAGTCGCTGCGCAACGGCGTCAACTGTCATTTGCTGTTCGGACACCTCGGCAATTTCCGCAGCCTCAACACAACCGTGGGTGCCGACTCGGCCGCATGGCTGGTGAAGCTGCAAACCCGCCCCATCCACCAATCGGAGTGACACATGAAAAAGCTCGCATCCGTGGTACTGGCCGCCTTGCTCGTCGGCTGCGCATCAACGCAACCTGTCCAGGTCAATTACGCGCAGGCGTGCGCGGCATACGGCGCAGGCTTTGCGACCGCACTGGAGCTGCGCAAGGCCGGAAAACTCAACCAAGCGCAGATTGCGCAAATTTCGATGCTCGATGCGCAAGTGACGCCGATTTGCACCGGCAATCTGCCGGCTGACTCGGACGCGGCAACGCAGCAAGTTGTAGCCGCCGTCACGACCTTGGCCGTCATCGAGGCTATCACGAAAGGCGGTGCCCAATGAATACGCTCACAACCGCCGCACAGGCTGCCGGCGCTGCTGGTGTGATGGCAGCAACCAACCCCAAGGCGGCCGCTATCGTGGCTCTCGCGCCGCTGGTGGTGCAGTTCCTCGATAGCGCAACCAAGTTGCAACAGGCCGGCGTGATTCCGCCTGAACAGCTCGCCGCGCTGTTTGCGAGCATCGGGCAAGGCGTGCAGAAGACGCACGACGAATGGGCGGCAATGGACGCGGCGGGGGTAAAATGAATCCTTACTTTATCGGCAACCTGGACACGCGGCTTATCAACGATGACCGGGCGGGCCTGTCAGAACTTCTCGCGGAATTCGGCTTCTATTCTGCCAAACTCAAGCGGAAATTCACCGCGCCCATTGGGTTCCGAACGGATTTTTGCAGCGTGCCGCGCGTGCCGTTGGCGTACACAATCCTGGGCAACCGTGCGCGCAAAACCGGGACAATCCACGACTGGCTGTACACGTCTCACGAAGTCACGCGCGAAGAAGCCGACGAGCTGCTACGCGAAATGCTGGTCATCAACGGCGTGAGTGCGTGCGAGGCGGAGGAATTCTACCTTGCTGTGCGCGCATTCGGCGGCTCGCATTGGGAACCGGCCGCAGCCGCATAGTCCCGCTTTGCCAACCCGTACGCAACCTGAAACCACGTCCAGGCCGTACGGGTTTCAAACGACATATACTCGTCGCCATTACGACCTATGCCGATCCCCGCCTTGACCGCGTGAACCTCAAAGCGCCTGCGTAGCGCGGTGGTGTTCTCCGTGCGCTTGCTGACGCCTTCTTTGCCGCAGCGAGGCGGCTCAGGATCGTTGGTATCCCATTGCAAGCCGCAACGACCACACATCGTGGTGTCGCCGGCTTGATACGCCTCGCATGCGGGCTTCATCACACTACCCCGTAAGCGTGAAGCACCCTGTAGAGCCAATACAGGCCGTACAGGCCGCCAACGCCCCATGGGATGAGCCTAGTACCAGGAAGCTCGCGCGGCCCCCTGTCAAGCTCTGCATACGGCCCGAAAGCCTCATTGAGCGTGCGCGGGTGGCGGTCGCCGTGGAACTTGCTGGGGATGTCGTGGCGATTCATCGTGCGACCCTCCGCAGTATGGCAGCAATGAAGCGGACGATGCGCACCGCGAGCGATGGTGTACGGGTTGGAATGCGTTTGATCACAGTCACCTCACTTCACGAGAAACAAAGCCTTGTTGATGTTCGACAGCATTACTGCCACGTCTTGCGGCGTCATGTTCGGTTCTAACTTGTTGCGCACGTCGCACAGGCACTCAGCCAGAGTGTACGCCACATTATTTGCCGTATCGGCACGGCGCGGCTTGTGGCTAAGTGCAGACACGATGCGGTTTGTTGTCTCGCGTTGCGATCCGTCCGGCTGGTATGCAACGCGGGCGATGATGTCCGGACCGCGAGTGATGTTCACCCAATCGGCACCGAAGTTCCCGTCATGCATAATGATGTTGGCGTTAGCCATAGTCAAGTTTCCTTTCTATGCAGATATTAAACACTACTGATTGTTTAGTCAACAACTGGTTACAAAATACCCCGCGCGGTGGCGGGGCTTGGTGTCAACTCTTGTGATTTTTATAGCACCATGTGCAGATAACAAAGTCGCCAATACCGCCGGTTTTAACCTTGTGGTATTGCTCGCCCTTTTTAATCCAGCGCCCGCAACCTGGATGCGACGTGGTGTTCGTGCAGCGCCGCTCAACACGAGCGGTTGAAGGTTTATCGACAGTATATTTGTTCATACCGCGCTCCGTTTCGTTAGTTGATGGAGCTATTATATACCGATTTTCGGTAGTGTCAACACTTTTCGATGGAAATAAACAACACCCAATCAGTTTGTTCTGCGTAGGTGACGATTGCGTAAATAGGCAGCGCCACGGGTGCGCCAATCTCCAATATTTCCACGGCGTCACCCTTCTTTGCGGCCGAGTCGGCACCCAGCCGCAAAAACCGCTTCTCGCCACGCTTCACGGCGCGGTATGCCTCGCGCGATAGCTCAACTCTCATAACCCAACGGACCTCAGTTTTTCGTACGCTTCCTGCACGTACCAGTTGTAATCAATGTCCGGTGGCAGCACGTCCGGTAGCGTCATGCATGGTTTGCAACCTTCCGACCGCGCAACACGGTTGCCGTTCTTCGTGTACCCGATATAGCCGCGCTCACCGCGCGCGTAGTACCAGCGCACTGCCTTACCGAGATAGTGTTTGCTGCCGTCCGAACGAACCCATTCCCCGCCGCCGGCTACCGCGCGCACGTTGACGAACTTGCGGATGTCCGAGCACTGGCGGATTGTGTGCTCAACCGGCGTGCCGTTCAGGATGTATTCTTTGCAGGCGTCAACGCAAATTTCGTTCGTCGGGTTCGGCCAGGACGGGCCGACCGGCTCAGGTGGCGCGAACGCTTCACCCTTGAGCTTTACTTCGCCGTCATCCTTGAACGCCATGTAGTTATTCACGTCGCGCAGGAAGATAGCGCGGTACTCGGCCGCCTCGGTTTCAAACCCCGTTACCGTCTCCCAATGCTTGACGATCATGTTGCGCATGTCGTGCATGTGGCGGGGGCATTTGACGACGACACCATCCGTGTTGGCCGACACAACGTTGATGCCCGCACCTTCCAGCATTTCAATCAGCATGAGCAAACACAGTTGCCCCGTGATCGTAATTTGGATCATCATCGACGGTGCGTTAAGTATGCTGTATCGCGATCCGGTCTTACCAAACGTCCCGTTGATCTTGGTCTTCTCGGCGTTGGCTTGCCGCTTCTTTTTGGCCTTCTTTGCCGCCACGCGGTGCGCTTTCCACTCGCTGAAAATATCGAGGAATACCGGGCCGATTTGCGGCGGGTACAACTGCAACTGACACATGATTTCAGGATAGTAGGATATAACGTCAATATCCTGCATGCTGGTGTTGTCGTCGGCCAAATGATGCACGGTCTTTTCGCACGAGTGCAGTCCGCCGATGCCCATCTGATACTGCATTGCGCCGATGGTGATACGCTCACACTCCCAGCCTCGCGGACGCGTCAGCCACATACCGCGATCATCCAGGCGTTGCTGTTTTTCGCTCCAGTCGATGAAGCGATTACGGACGTGCGGAGCGATTCCGCCGGTCGGGCTGATCAAAAACGGGTTGTTGCAATACTCCGCCAGCGCGCGGTTTAGCTGCTCGGACCGGAACGATACGAAGGCCGGTTTCTTGTACAGCAGCGGTGTACCTGGAGGAATGAAAGGCGGCTCAACCTTGAAAGGTAACGTCTTTTTGAAGATGGCTTCCGCGATCTGCGCGTCGGACTTGCTGCGCAGATCAATACCGTATTGCTTCGACAGGTCGCGGCGTAGATCAATCAGTTCTTCAAATTTGAAATATGCAGCAGCGTTTGTTGTCAGGTCGTTGCCGCAATACTCGTCTGTCTCGTCCATTTGCGCGGGTGTCAGTATCGCGTCGTGCGGGTACGGCAAGTCTTGAATCTTTTTGCAGTGCAGCTTACCGCCGTACGCCTTGAGGCTTGCTTGCCCCGGCAGCACTTCGATAAGGTCTATGTGGTCGAGATATGGCAGCGGCGCAAGGCCAAATTCCCGCTCAAGTTCCCAAGGTTGCATGTTGTTGCCAATGATGGCATTCGTCAGCGCCTTAAGCTGCGCGTTGTTGTAGCCGGCCAGCGCGGCAATAATCATCGGCTCGTCGTATTTTCTACCGTTGAATGTGACAATGGTTGACGTTGCCAACAGCCGCACAAGCTTGGCGGTGTCGAGCGGCGTCCACGCATTGAGCACGACGCTATCGAAAGCGTCGGTTGCCGGGTCGTAGAACTTCACCAGGAAGTAATTGACGTAGCACTCAACGTCGCACATGCGCAGTGTGCGCGGGGTGTCGGTGTGCGGCACCATCGGAACCCAACCGCCGCTTGGCGGTGGCGGCGGTGGCGGCGGTGGCGGCGGTGGCGGCGGTGGCGGCACCCAGCCCGATCCGCCTTGCATTGCCGCCACGGGGCTGTAAATGGCGCTCACACTCAATCCCCGAGGTGAGTCAACGCATCATGCAGCCTGTCGTCTATCGACTCATGCTCGTGCCATTCCGGGCTTCCAAGCTTCGTTCGGTCCTGCATGCGCGCGTTCTGTCGCTGCGCTTCGGTTATATGACGAATCGCTTCTTCGATTTGCTTGTTGACGTTCATGTTGCACCCTGAATGAAAAAGACCCGCCTCATGTGGACGGCGGGCCGCAAACCCGCGCAAATGCGCAGGGGAGACATCTTACGGAGCCATGAAGCCGTTTTGCACCAGCATAGCATCGTTCCAGCCGGCCTGGATGTACGCGGCGTACGTCGTCGCGCCGGCCGCCGGCAACATGACTTTACCAGTCGCGGGCGGCGGAGGCGCGACAGCAGCAGTCGCGGCAGGGGGCGGCGGTGCCACAGAACCAGCGATAGCCAAAGGGGCCGGTGCTGCCGGTTGCGCCATATAACCCGCGCCGATCAGCGCCTGATCCGTCCAGCCGGCCGCGATGTATTGCTGGTACGTCGTTGCACCGGCCGCCGGCAACATTTGCGGACCCGCCGTCAAAATAGCGGTGTGCGGCGTGACGGGCGGCGGGGGTGCCACAGCAGCAGGCGGCGGGGGTGCCACGGCAGCAGGCGGCGGGGGTGCCACGGCAGCAGGCGGCGGGGGTGCCACAGCAGCAGGCGCAGCACGGGTAGCGTGACCGGCGGCAACGATTTGATCGTCGCTCCAACCGGCCGCACGGAGCTGTTCGATGGTATGCGGGGCACCAGGAACCGGCACCAAGCCGCCAGCGGCCGGTGCTGCGCCAGCCGTACCGCCGAACACGCTTGCCGCGTCGGGCCCGCTCGTGATCACGTCACCGATACGCGCCCATTCGACCATCGAGTGCGACACGTACAGGCCGGGTTTCATCGTGTCGTCGTTGCCTCTGATCGTGCCGGCCACGCGCACATAATGGCCGCGCGGAATCGGGTTGACGCCGTTTTGCAGTTGCAACTGCTCATGCGGTTGGTACTTGCCCGTAGCAAAGCATTTCGGCGGGAATTGCGACGAGAAGCGCACAACCCAATGACCCGCGAAGCCTTCTTTGGTGCTGTTGAGGCGGCCGGTTTGGTCCGCGCCGTCGCCATCGATGATCTTAAACGCGAAGTTCGGGTTGACGCACGGGCTGGCGGGGTTTGGAAACAGCGTTGGGAAGTCGCGACGCGCCGTGTCTTCCAGCAGCTTGTGGAATGCCGGCCACGCCGGGTCATTTTTCGCGAACGCAACCGCGATGAAAAATTTCGTCATCGGTTGACCCTTGTTGGGGCCATTCTTGATGAGATACGGGTTGCCTTGCTGGTCTTTGGTCTGACCTTCAAAGCAATTGCCTTGAACCAAGCGACCAACGGGGGTGAGGAATTCAACAGCGGGTCCAGACATGATTTTTACTCCTAGTTTTAATTGAACTTCTATTGTGCTACGTTAATGATCAGGGGGTCAACGCAAAAATCTCAACTTTGAGAATATGGCGTCAACCGGCACGAGTACGGCAACATCAAGGGGTGCGCCGGGGTGCCGTCGCCCAGCGTGTGCAGCGTGAACAGGTGTGCACCCAAGCTCTGCATCATCTGCACAACCTGTTTGGCCCGTAGATGCCCCCGCGCATTTGCGCCCCATGCCAGCACGACCGGCTCATCGCCGTGCGTCAGATGCGAGTCGCACGCAACGTCACTCAACCAGTGATCGTTGTCCGGTCCAATCTGCCAACCGTTCCGCGCAAGGTCTTTCGGGTCCGTGGCGCGATACGCGTACAGGTTGGTGACGCGGATTTCGTTGAAGCCGAGGCGATCCGCAAACCCCATGCATTTGCGGATCGTTGGATCATCAATGTCCGCATCGGCGGTGCTCGGGTTCAGCATGACAAAATGGATCAAGTGCCGCGCCACGCTGTCAATATCCCATTTTCGACCCAGCCGATAGCGAAATTTACCGCAGGGCGACACTAACGCCAAACGTTTGATATTTTCGATCATGCCTCACTCCCAAACACGCGCGCCGCAACGGTCCCGTCATCCTCGACCAGTTGCATTGCACCGGGTTTGCGCGTCGTCCAGGCTTCCACCAGCTCAGCCGGATAACCCGCTTTCTTCGCCTGTGTGGGCGTCAGCAACGCGAGCTTTGCGACATCGACGCCAAGTTCGCGACCAACCGTCACAATGGTATCAATCGCAGACGACAGAGCCGGTTTTGCGACGTTGACGCTCATTGCGCGGCCGGTGTCGATGATGGTCTGAAGCGACGCTTTGCTCTCGTCCCAATACGCGCGCCCGTCGCCAAATTCCATGCGCCAACCTGGAACGCCGCCGCTTTGCCGCGAGCGCATCGCTATTTCTTCTTCCAGCGCACTCAACCGCGCCTTTAGCTGCGAATGCCCGCGCCGCAAGGTCTTGTATTCCAGACCGAGCGCGGCCGGCGACATACGAATCGGGATTGACCGAAACCCGTGCTCGTACCCCCGGTAGCCGGCGGCGATAGCAGCCTCGCAGCACAGGCGCGCGGGGCAATCCTCGCAAACCTCGGGATCGGTGGCGTACACGGGTGCGTCGTCCGTCATCGCCAGCGCGTACCGCTCGCGCATGCGCGCAACGTATGGCTGCAACTCTGCAACGGTCGTCAGCCAGGGGCGATGCGGGCCGCCGCGATGGTAGCAGCGCGGTTGATGGATCGTTAGCACCACGCGGAAGTTTGGCGGCAGTACGACACCTTGTTGCGCCAGTTCTGCGATCTTGAGCGCCGCATAGTTCGCAAGCTGCCAGTTGCCGACCGCTTCCACGTACTTGTGGCCGTGCTTATAGTCGTCAACGAACAGTGCGACAGGGCAGTATTCCACAAGGTCAGGCGTTCCCCAATTATCAGGATGGATCACCGCGTTGCGTATCGTACGCTCAACTTCGCGGTTGGGCACAAGGTTGACACGCGGCCAGTTAGCCGGCGCGTTCAGGTGGGCATTGACGCCCATCCGATTACTTATGTAGTAGTCAACCATTTCTGCGCAGTCGATCATTTCATCCGTCAACATAACGCCGTTGGCGGCAACCTGACCGACCGCAACCGCGCGGCCTTGCAACAGCTCAGCAAGCGCCCAATGCGCCGCCGTACCTTCGCGCGACTCAATGGTTTCTTCCTGCGGCGGCATGAGCGCAACCATCGGGCGCGAGCCTGGGCACATCACCAACCGTTCCCCTGATGATGGTGCGGCCGGTGCGTGATCGCATTGGCTCATAGCGCCTGTCCCCGCAAATCGCGCTCGATTTTAAGCGCAGCAATGGACCGTTCGCGGTGCTTACTCCGCGCAATTTTGGTTCCGAGCGCCCGCATCGCAACAAAAAGCTGTTGCGATGGATGGATACCCGAATCGCACTCATGCAGTCCGCCGTACTTGCGCCAGTGCTGAGCATCCATCCGCAGCAACCGGGCTATTTGCCGCTTTACGCGGCGTTTGCGGGCGCTCATGCCGTGTCACCAACCGACGCTTTAAAGTCGGCCAGGACCGGCGCGCACAGGTGTTTGTGCTGCGTGAGCTGCGCGAGCCCTTGGATACCGTGCTTGCCGCAAATTTCCCCAACTTTTTCCGCCGTTATTTTGTGCTCACCGACGTAGCGCGCGACCGCAACGAAATCAACACCCGGCGGCGGGGGCGGTGCGGTTGTATTGCTAGTTGTTGGCGGTGGCGGCGCGGCAGCGGTAATTGCTTGCGGTGGGGGCGGCGGTGCAGCGGTAGCCGCTTGCGGTGGAGGCGGCGGAGGCGGTGCGGCCGGCGTGGCGGCATTCAGCGGTGTGAACGCTGCGACCTTCGGCGCTGACACCAGCGTGCGCAGTTCGGCGGTCACTGCCGCGACGGTGCCATCGTCAACGCCCCGAAGTTTCTTCCACACGTTCTTGGCGGTCTTCGTGCGCGTGCTCGCATGGATGCGCGCATCCCACGGCATGCCGTCCGAGTCAAGTTCCTGGGCAGGGCTGGTGGAAGCCGCAGGGGCCGGCACAGGTGCCGCTGACGGTGCAGGCGTTGCGCTCGCCGCTGCAAAGACGGCCGCCGCGTCGCTCGATTGCAGCGGCGAGGTTCCAGCGGTATTGGTTGGCGCGGGCTGCTGCCCATTGCTCGGAACCAAAGGGCCGTTAGTACCCCCGAACACCGCTGCCGCCTCGCTCATGGTGCCAGCCGGTGGCAGCGCAAAACCGTGCGCGATGAGCGTGTCGTCGGTCCATCCAGCATCGCGGTATTGCTTGTACGTGTGCTCGGCTGCGGTGGTCATGGTCAGCTCACCGGCCGGCGCGGTAACACCCTGGGTGAACACTTCGGCGGCGCTCGCTGTGCCGGCGGCCGGGTTGTCAGCGGCGTCGAGCTGTGCGGGCGGCAGCGTCGCGTCAGTTGCCGTCAACTCGATGTCAAGCTTGTCGATGGTCACGCGTTCGTCAACGACGCGGCGGCAGAACGCGGACATTTCGGCGGGAAACAGCGAGAACAACAATGTGAGAAGCGCGGACACGTCCGACGCCGCAAGCTGCTCAGTGTCAATGGTGATTTGCATTTCGAAACCTTATAAAATGAAGTTGCGGGAATCGCAGAATAAGGTCATACTGATTTGGAAGTCAACAACTATTTGAACTAGGGTGACATCATGGGTCATAGGGGAGATTGGTTTGACAAAGAACAGTGCATAGTAAGGCGCTTGGAAGACACTCGACGTAAGCGCAAGCGTGCAATCAAACCGCCTGTTGCGGCTCAACTACAAAGGAAGATCGACAAGTTGAAAATGACACTATCAAAACACCGCCGTACGTTACCGCAAGGTGACGAAGAATGATTCGCACAGAGTTACGCCCTTTCCAAGCGGACGTTAAGGCGGCGCTTTACCGCGAGTGGGCGCAAAACAAAGTTGCAAACTTGCTTGCCGTGCTGCCGACCGGCGCAGGCAAGACCGTGCTGTTCTCTGACATCATTTCCGATGAACAGGGCGCGGTGTGCGTGATGGCGCACAGGTCCGAACTCGTTAGCCAAATTTCGCTTGCGCTTGCAAAGAACGGTGTACGGCATCGCATCATCGGTTCGGATGCGTTGCGCCGCGCGTGCGCCGCGCTACACCTGGATGAACTCGGGGTGAGCTACGTTGACGCCAACAGCCGTGTCGCCGCCGCGTCGGTCAAAACGCTGGTCGGTATGGACAAAAACGACCCGTGGTTTGCGGCTGTATCACTGGTCGTTGGCGACGAGGGGCACCACTATTTGCGCGATAACGAGTGGGGTAAAGCGTGCAAAATGTTCCCCAACGCGCGCGCCCTGCTGGTGACGGCCACACCGTGCCGCGCTGATGGCAAGGGGCTGGGTTCGCACGCTGACGGTATCGTTGACAAGATGATTGTTGGTCCCGGTATGCGCGACATCATCAACATGGGGTTCCTGACCGACTACCGCATTTTTTGCCCGCCGTCAGACCTGGATGTGTCCGATGTGCCGATCACGGCAAGCGGCGAACTGAGCCAAAAGAAACTTGCGGCGGCAACACGCAGGTCAAGTATCACGGGCGATATTGTCGAGCATTACTTGCGCATCGCACCTGGAAAACTCGGCATCACTTTTGCGGTTGACGTTGAGCATGCGGGCGATCTAGCGGCAGCCTTCCGCGCTCGTGGCGTGCCGGCCGAGGTTGTCACGAGCAAGACGCCCGACTTGTTGCGCGCACAAATTCTGCGCGATTTCAAGGCTCGAAAAATCCTACAGCTCATCAACGTTGACTTGTTCGGTGAGGGGTTCGACCTTCCCGCCATCGAAGTTGTCAGCATGGGGCGCAAAACCGAATCGTACAGCCTGTACGCGCAGCAGTTCGGCCGTGTGCTGCGGCTGCTGGACGGCAAGGAACGCGGCATCATCATTGATCACGTTGGCAACGTGCTACGCCACGGTCTGCCGGATAAGCGCCGCGAATGGACGCTCGACCGTCGCAGCATCGGCGTTCGCAACGCGACCGATGAGAACGTAATTCCGCTCACTACCTGCACGGGGTGCAGCAACCCGTTTGAGCGCATCTACTCGAAATGCCCGCATTGCGGTGTTGCGCGTCCAGCGCCAGCCGCGCGCAGTGCGCCTGAGTTCGTAGAGGGTGATTTGTTTGAACTTGACCCCGATGTGCTTGCGACGATGCGCGGAGAAATTGAGGAATTCGACGGGCCGCCAGTCATCCCATACGGCGCGTCAGAGATCGTCAAAGCTAGCATCAACAAAAAGAAATGGGAACGCGATACCGCACAGCGCGAGCTGCGCAACACGATTGCGGTGTGGGCGGGCTGGCAAAAGCGTGACTACGGGCGCACCGACAGCGAAATATACCGCCTGTTCTTCCTCACATACGGAACGGACATCATGCGCGCACAGGTGCTGCCGGCGGCCGAGGCGACAGAATTATGCAACAAACTTCGCGCTAGGCTTGATCTAGCTCAAATCAAGGCGGCATAAGGGCGCGCGATTGAATTTTACTGTTGACTACGCAATCAGTAACAATTATTCTGGCAACTCTGTTTAACAATTTTGGAGGTTCGCCATGTCGAACATTAGTGTTGAAGTCTGCATCAAAGCCCTGAACAATGCTGCCATGTCGCGGCGCGCGGCTTTTCAAACGGAATTGGCAGTCGGGTTCGCAATCTTCCTGGTGAACAACGGCACCGAACGCGCCGCGCGTCAAATACTCGTTGACGCGTACGCGAGCGCCGGCTATCAGTGCTTACAGACGTCAGATCAGGATTACAAGACCATCAATCGCCGCGTCAACGCGACCGCCGACCTGTTCAACCGGATTGGCGTCAAGGCTGTCAGGAAATGGGCAGGCAAGCACAACGACGACCAGCTCATCGCGGCTATGGTTGAAGGCTTGCGGCCTTACGAACTGTGGACGGTCAGCGACGTGCAACGCTACGCCGCCCCCGCGCCTGTCCCCGCCACGCCTGCGCCGACCGCTGCGCCCGTGAACCCACATAACGGTATCTTGACAGGTCCGGCGGCCGGCAACAACTCGGGACAGGTGGCGGTCATGGGTTTGTTTCGCCGCGCTGCCGATCAGGTGGCTAAGGGTGCGGAGCACATCGAGACGGAACATATGGCGGTCATGATCCCGAAGGACGCAACACCTGACGAGATTGTGACGCTCGCGTATAAGCTGCTGGAAATGGCTACAAAGCGGCGCGAGTCCGTCGATACGAAGGCCGAGCACACCCCCGCCTGACCTGTCGTTTCCTACCCACACTAATCGCCCTTCGGGGCGATTTTTATTTGTCTGTTGACTTGCGAATCATCAACGATGTAAGATTTGTCTTACATTAATTTTGAACAGGGGTTGCGCAATGAATGATTCGCAAGTCAGTTTGAACGACGCACGCCGGGCGATGCTGCATATCGACAGTGTTGTTGAGGGTATCGCCAACGGCGCTATCTTCGTGCGCCAAATTGCGCCGCAGCTCGCAACCATCGCGGACTACCTCAACCAGCAAGTCGCCTTGACGGTTTCCAATGCTGAGAACACCGAGGCGCAGGCCGTTATTGCCGCCGTCACCGCCGAGGCGTGCCCGCGCTGCTCGCTGCACGAAAGCCAGCTCACCAACGCGCGTAATGAAATCGAACGCCTGAACGGTATCGTGCGGCCGGAAGCGCAAACGGGGCGTCATCTTGGCTGACGTGATCGCGTGGGCAAATCGCCACGGGGTTACGCTCGCCGCTGTGCAAGAATTGTTGCACGAGCTTGGCCAGGGGTATGCCCCGCCGCAGCCTGATTTTCAACTCGGTCATTCGGAAGCCGCTGTCACCTCGCGCGTGCGCCTGGAAGCGGCGAGCAAGGGTGTCATCCTATGGCGCAATCAGGTTGGCGCGCTGCCCGATGCAAACGGCCGGCTTGTGCGCTTTGGCCTTTGCAATGACAGCGCAATCGTCAACAGAGAAATCAAGTCGTCGGACTGGATTGGTATGCGTGCACACCTTGTCACCCCTGCCGATGTCGGCCATGTTCTCGGGCAGTTCGTGGCGCGCGAAATAAAAGAAGAAGGCTGGACGTTCAACGTCCACGACAAGCACCAGGAAGCGCAAGCGAAGTTCGGCCGCATCGTCACGTCGTACGGTGGCGATTTCGCGTTTTGCACGGGCGTGGGGTCATTGTGAAGGTTGGGTTTTGGGACGAGAAGGCTGCGGAGTGGGTGCGCAATCTGGTTGCTGCCGACTTGATTGAACCGGCATATTACAACGAGATTAACCCCCACGCCGCAGCGTGGCTGCGTAACCTGATTGATGCCGGCCATATCGCGCCGGGGTTTGTGGATGAACGGAGTATTGAAGATGTCAGACCTTCCGACCTTGCCGGCTTTGCGCAATGCCATTTTTTCGCCGGAATCGGAATCTGGTCGCTTGCGCTTCGCCGCGCTGGGTGGCCTGACGATAAGCGAGTTTGGACAGGCTCTTGTCCCTGCCAACCTTTCAGCCAGGCAGGCGAAGGCGGCGGGTTTGCTGACGAGCGGCATTTGTGGCCGCACTGGTTCCACCTCATCACACAGCGCCGCCCTGATGTCATTCTTGGGGAACAGGTTGCAAGCAAAGACGGCCTCGCTTGGCTCGACCTTGTACACGCTGACATGGAAGCTGCGAACTACGGGGGGGGGGGGGGGCTGTCGATTTATTCGCTGCGGGCGTCGGCGCTCCGCACATCCGACAACGGTTGTATCGGGCTGCCTACGCCAAGTGGGACCAGCAATCACGGGCGAAATCACGTATCGGGCCGGCTGGACGAATGGGGTGGATCGGGGAACCCCTTCCGTGGAACGGAGGTTGGGAGGTTGCACTTGCCGGGTTTCGAGCTATGGGTGATGGGAATCCCCGATGCGTGGCGGCCACGGATGCCGCTCGCAACGCAATTGTCCCGCAAGTCGCAACCGTCTTCATCGAAACCGTAATGGAGTGCTTACCGTGACCGTCTACGCAGCAACCGGACACCGACCGGACAAGCTTGGTGGCTTCGGCGCGCACTACCACAATCGGCTGGTGCGTGTTGCTGCTGAGTTCCTTGCGGTGCACCGTCCGAGCAAGTGTATTAGCGGCATGGCGCTAGGCTGGGACATGGCGTATGCGGAAGCCGCGCTCAGCCTGGGTATCCCGCTGCTGGCCGCCGTGCCGTTCGCGGGTCAGCAATCCATGTGGCCGCTCGCTTGTCAGCAACAGTATCAGGACATCATAGATCGCGCCGCCGATGTCATCATCGTGTCGCAAAATGGCTTCAGCGCGCGTGCAATGCAGGTCCGCAACGAATGGATGGTTGACCATGCCGATGTGATAGCCGCAATGTTTGACGGCTCGCGCGGCGGCACATACAACTGCTTGTGGTACGCGCACACGAACAACAAACCGATTATCAACCTGTACGACCAATGGAGAAGAAAATGAGCAAAAAGAAACCCGCCGCACCCGCAAAGTTGCACCCGTCGCTTAAAGCAATGGCCGAAGACAAGAGCCTGGAAGGCGTTGGCAAGATCACTAATTTTGCCGTTGACCCGCGCATACTGGAGATTGAAGACGGCTTCAACGGCCGACCCATCGACAAGGACCATGTGCGCGCGATGGCGAACGGCTATCACAACGGAGCGACGTTCCCGCCGCTCGACGTGCGCGTTGAAGATGGCCGCGTCATCGTGGTTGACGGTCATCACCGCCGCGAAGCCGCGTTGCTCGCAATCTCGGAAGGGTGCGAGCTGCAAGCGGTTGAGTGCCGTCACTTCCGTGGCAACGACATCGACCGCATCATGCTCATGGTCACGAGCCAGCAAGGGTTGCCGATGACGCCGCTCCAGCTCGGCGTGCAATACAAAAAATTGCTCGGCCTGGGCTGGACCGCTCAGCAGATTGCCGGCCGCGCTGGCAAGTCCGGGCAGCACGTCAAAGACTGCATCGCCCTGGCCGAGACGAACAGCGACGTGCAACAGCTCGTGACGGCCGGCAAGGTGTCGGCCAAGGTTGCGCTGACGACCGCTAAGAAGCACGGCAGCAAGGCCGGCGAGGTGCTGCAAGCGGACCTCAAGAACGCTGCCGCTGCCGGCAAATCCAAGGTCACGCAGAAGACCGCCAGCGTCAAGACGGTGCGCATGTCGCTGCTCGACGCGATCCGCCGCGAGATTGACACGAACGGTGCCGAGAAGGCCCATGTGCTCGCGCCGCAGTACGAGCGCGAAATCCAGTACCTGCGCGCCACGGGGCTGTGATGGCGGGGGCGAGCGTACAAATCAAGCCGCGTGCTCGGTGGGCTGGCGAGCTATGCGTCGTGCGCTGCGGTTCGGATGTCGCCTGCGCGCCGACGCTTGATGCCGCGCTGCATGGACTCAGAGTGGTCCGCGAGGCGCGGTTGCAGCGCGAGCATAATTCGCGGCGCGCGCTTGAGCACGTTGCGCGCGTCAAGGACGTTGCGGCCGACTATAAACGTTGACCGGCCAATCAGCACCCCGTAGTATGTTCCATTTCATCCACCTATAAGTACACGACACTATGGCAATCCGAATGAAGAAAGAGGACCGCAAGGCGTCCATCCTGGAATCCGCTATTGCGGTGGCCGCGAGTGCCGGGTTCGCGCAGATGCGCATGAGTGACGTTGCTAAGCACGCACAGTGCGTCAATGGCACCGTCACGCTGTACTGGCGCACCATGACCCAACTCCGTCGCGCTGTGATGCGTGCGGCGATCAATCGCGGTATCGCGAAAATCGTTGCGGCGGGGCTGGCCATTGGCGACAAGGACGCCAAGAAAGCCCCCGAAGCCTTGAAGGAAGCGGCCCGCGCATCGCTGGGGTGAGAACGTGTTCATTCTCCCCGGCGCACTTGCGCCGTTGGCCCGCTTTGCCCAATTCATATTGGTGCAGTTTGTCCCCGAACTGGACGAGCAAGGACGGCCCACGGGCAAAAACATAAAGCATCCGATAAACCCGGCGACGTTGTTGCGTCATGACGCGCACGACCCGTCGATATGGCGCGATGTGAGCACCATTGCGGCCATTGCTGCCGCGCTCGGTCCTGGTTGGGGTGTCGGCTTCGTGCTGACCGACGCGGACCCGTTCGGGTGCTTCGACATCGACAAATGCCGCACCGCTGACGGCTGGACGCCGCACGCGCTGGCGATGCTCGCTGAGCTTCCAGGTGCAACCGAAGTGTCGAACAGCAGCACCGGCCTGCACCAATGGGTTTGCTATCAAGGCGTCGCGCCGCCGCACCGCAAGCGCGCGCCGAAGGTCAACGGTGTTGATCATCACATGGAGTTTTACACCGGGAAGCGCTTCATTGCGTTTGGCTCGACCGCGAACGGGCAAATGTACGATGTCACGGCACTGCTACCCGGATTCATCGCAAAGTGGTTCCCGCCCGCGCCGGAAGGTGAACTTGAACTAGACGAGTACAGTACGCCGGATCCAGCCTATACGCCGCTGACCGACGATGAGCTGTTCACCAAAGCCCGCGCGAGCGTACCGAAGCAGGACGCCGCAGCCGTGTTTGGTGGTGCGCCGCCGATGGCGTCATTCTCGGACCTGTTCGACCGCAACGTTGCTGTGCTCGCGCGCGTGTTCCCGCCGCAAATGGCCGGCAAGGAATTCAACTATTCGGACGCTGACGCCGCGCTCGCAAAAGAGCTGGCCTACTGGACCGGCCGCGACGCGCCACGCGTAGCACGCCTCATGCTGCTGTCCGCGCTGCGGCGCGAAAAGTGGGATACACGCGTACACCGAACATATTTTCAGGACACGATCATCAACGGGATTGGCCGATGCAAGGCGGTCTATCACGTTAAGCCTGTGTTGCCTGCGCCGCCCCCGCCGGTCGCTGAAGGCGGCGTCACGAAGCCGCAGGCTCAGGTTATCGCGCACAACACGTTTGTTGGCCGGGACAACATTGCGAAAGTTTTTGAAGGCTGTGTGTACGTGCGCGACAACAACGAAACCTTGCTGCCAAACGGTGATCTTGTTGACCAAGCGCGTTTTAAGGTCGAGTACGCCGGCTACGCCTTTTCCATGGACAATCTCAACGAGAAGACAACGCGCGACGCCTGGGATGCTTTTATCAACAACCAAATCATTCGCTTCCCCCGTGTGGAAGGAACAATGTTTGACCCGAAGTACGAATTTCAAGCGGTGTTGGAACGGGGCGGCCGGCGCTGGGTGAACGTCTACAAAGCGCCCGTCATTGACCGCCGCCCTGGTGACGTTGCGCCATTTATGAACCTGCTGCACAAGCTGCTGCCCAACGGTGACGACGCAATCATTTTGCTGTCGTACATGGCCGCTGTCGTGCAGAACCCCGGCATGAAATTCCGTTGGGCACCCTTTATCCAGGGCGTCGAGGGTAACGGTAAGTCAACCATCATCGGCTGCCTGAAACACGCGCTCGGCAACAAATACATTTTTAGCGTCAAGGCCGGCATGATCGAGAACGGTTTCAACGCGTGGCTTGAGCACAATATTTTGTACGTGGCCGACGACATCTATTCGTCAAAAGATCGAACCGACATGATGGAAGCGTTGAAATCGCTCATCACTGAGCGGGATCAGGCAATCACGTTGAAGGGTATCGACTCCATCCAGAAGCGCATTTGCGGTAACTTCATCTTCACCGACAACCATAAAGATGCGATGCAGAAGCGCGACGCGACGCGCCGTATCTGCACGCTTTATTGCGCGCAGCAGAGCAAGTACGACCGCAGCCGAGACGGGCTGACAAAAGAGTTCTTTGTGGGTCGTAACGGCCTGATTCCGTGGCTTGAGCGCGAGGGGTATGCGGCGGTTGCGGAAATGCTGCACACGATGCCGATTGACCCGCGCTACAACCCGGCCGGCGAGTGCCAGGAAGCGCCTGACACCAGCGTTACGCACGAAGCCATCGTTGACGGCCGCACGGGCGTTGAGCACGAAGTTGCGGAATGGATCGAGTTGAGCGAACCGGGCTTCTGCGGCAACTTCGTGAGCGCAAACATGCTAAAGCGCAAACTCAAAGAGAATCCGCAGTTTGCCAAGTTTGCATCGCACCTGAAGTTGAAGGAAACCATGTTGCGCCTTGGGTATGAGGTGCACCGTGGGCTGGAGCAAGGCCGATGCGTGACCGACGTGCAACCGGACGGTATGCGCCCGGTCCTGTACGTCAAAGCCGAAAGCGCAGAGGCGCAATTAAAAGACGGGGCGCTGATCGGTCAGCGTTATCAAGTAGCACAACAGGCCGCGATGACGGCCGCCATTGAACGGAGGTTCGGAAATGGAACTTGACACTGCAATCGGAGCTGCTGAGCACGCCAAGGAACAAGGACATACAAGCTACATGGCGCGCGCCGCCGTGGCGCTGGCGGCCGAGGTTAAACGGCTGCGTATGAAACTGCAAACGGAAGAAGGCTTGCGGTATTTGGCGGAACAACGAACGCTTGGTGATCGGGTAAGCGATGGGCGTGGGCGTCTAGGTCGCCCTGGCGCTGACTCGCGCACGCTTGGGAGTGCATCGTGATCGGCCGCGCTATGGCTTACATGCTATTTGCGGTCCTGGTGTGGCTGTTGGCCTACTTCGTTAGCACGTACGCGTCATTCACCCGCGACAAGCAGAACTCGTACCGGCGATACTGCCGGCGCTGCGGGCAACGGCAAGAGCTGCACGAGAATTGCTTCGGCTTTCACTATTGGGCGGACATGGGGTGTGTTCTTGACACCCAATGCAACTGTCATTTTTGGGCGGACTAGCCATGTGCTCGGATGCGTACCGGAACGCCCAGCGCGCACAGGTTGCGTCACTGCGTGCGTGGGCGTTCGGTGACGGGCCGATGCCGAGCAAGCGCATTGTGGTGCGCGTCGAGGACACCAAAGGCCGCTACCCGCCAGCGACGTACAGCCTCGATCCCGCGCTCGGCCCGTTCGGTGCGCAAGCCGCCGCCCTGGAGACGTACTGTGTTGTAAATAAGTATCAGCCGCCAGCCCAAAAATTATTTTCGCGATTCCGCTTGACACTACCGAATATCGGTATATACTGACTCCATCAACCAACCAAACGGAGCAGTTAAAATGAACTTCCCGAAAATCATACCGAACACCTTCACCACCGAGCAGACCGATACCGGCGTATATCGTTCGGAGCTGAAAGGCACTGTGCAAGTTGAGTTTGAAGGTATCGCACACACTGTCCCGGCAACCCGCGTTATTGGTGTTGAAATTTTCTACGCAGAAGGTTTCAAGGCTAAAGGTATGAACAAAAAAGACTACCGCCTGAGCGTCAGCTACCGTCCGGGTGATGACAGCCACGACTGCCGCGTTGGCGGTGGTATCGTAAAAATCTCCAGCATCTTCAAGGCGTAATAGTGAACGGGGCAGCAACGCCCCGTGTTCAATCGCAGGGGCGCAAAATGGCACTCAGTAAGAAATTTCTAGAGTTCGTCAAGGATAACAATCGAATCAAGGATTGGTATCACGACGGCACCTATTA